GCCGAGCACGCCGGATGGGCCGAGCGGAGCGAGCCGCACCGCGCCGCCGGTGGGCTTGCCCAGCAGCATGCGCGGCTTCGATAAGCCCGCCTTGCTGGCGCGCGCGGGATCGGCGCCATCGACCGCGAGATAGGTCCGGTGCAGAGCGACGATGCTGCCCGCGCGATCGCGCACCACGCCGAGCATGGCCTCGAAGCCGCGGCGCGTCTCCCAATGCGTCAGGTCCGGATGGAACAGCAGATCGGCCTCGGGCGGCGGTGCGAGCCCACGACCGCGGAGATACGCCTCGGCGGCGGTGCCCGCGATCGGCACGGCGCCGGAGAGGATGTGCTCGATCTCGCGCTGCGGATCGCGCTCGGCACGCGGCGGCTGAGCTGGCTCCTGGCGTGCCGGCGCTTCGCCGGTCCAGCCGGTCATCCCAGCCGCATGGGCGAACAGCGCGCGATCGGCCAAGCCGGTGCCGTGCGCCAGTGTGGACAGCGGACCACCGCCATCGCCGCCGTCGAAGTCGTGCCAGTCGCCGGCGTGTTCGCCGCGCAGCATGATGACGCAGGAGCCGGCGCGGCGCGGCGGCGCGCCCTGGATGTTGGCGAGGCGCCATTCATCGCCCTGCCGCCGTCCGCGCGGGAACAGCTCCGCCACCCAGACGTGCGCGGTGGCGCGCAGCCGCCGGACGATCTCGTCGAGGTCGTAGCGGACCGGGCACGGAGGGACGTCGTTCAGGTCAATCAAGGATGACCAGCCCCTGCTCGGCGCGCGTGATCGCGGTGTAGAGCCAGCGCGCCTGCTCCTCGGCCGAGCGGCCGAAGCCCTCGTCGAAGACGATCACGTTCTGCCACTGGCTTCCCTGAGCCTTGTGACATGTGATGGCGTAACCCCAGGAGGTTTCGATCAGACCGCGCATCTCGCGCCAATCCCGGCGCAGCCGGTCGGCGTCGTAGGTGACGTGATCGTCGTAGTGGCCCTTGTAGAAGCGATGCCGACCGCCGATGGCGACGCCGTCCTCGGTCGTGGCAGTGGCCCTGAAGGTGAGCTCGTCCTCGTCCTGGATGTCGCTGAGCGAGACGAACATGCCGTTGATCAGGCCGAGGTCGTGGCGGTTCTTCAGGCAGATCACCTTCTCGCCACGCCCGCCAGGGTACGCATCCGCGAATCCTGCTGCGGCCTTCATGCGGTTGTTGAGCCAGCGCCGTGTCGCATTGCGCGCGCAGATCACCTGGCCGCCGCGCAGCATCTGCTGCGGATCCACTGCCTGGCGCGGCATCTTCCAGACGAACGCATCGTGCTCGCCGTGACCGATGGGCTCGCCCTGGCGTGCCTTGGTGGCGAGACGAACGATCGCGCTCTCGCCGGCCTGGCGGTGGATCTCGGTGAGCATCACGTCCGGCCGATCGCGGGTGAACGCACCGTCGCCCTCGATCGGCGGCAGCTGGCCGGGATCGCCCAGCACCAGGATCGGCTTGCCGAAGGCCAGCAGGTCGCGCGCCATCTCGGCGCCGACCATCGAGACCTCGTCGAGCACCAGCAGTGCGGCGTCGCGCAGGATCGAGCGGTCGTTGAGCAGGAAGCGCGGCTCGTGGATGTGTGCGAGGCGCAGCTCGAGCCGGCGGACCTGGATCTCGGCGAACTGCCGCTCCGCCTCGCCCATGCGCCAGAGCCCAGCCTTCAGCGCGGCGAGCTCTGCCTCGACCCGAGCGATCTCCTCCGGCGTCGCCTCGGAGACGGTGTAGATGAGCGAGTGAATGGTTGAGGCCGGCGTGCCCTTGCGCGTCATCACCAGCGCGGCCTTGCCGGTATAGGCGGCGAACAGCACACCCGGCGCGCCGCCGTCCCGTGGCATCGCCTCGAGGCCGAGCTGGTCGATCACGAACCGCACGATCGTGCTCTTGCCGCAGCCGGCATAGCCGAACAGGCGAAACACCTGCTGCTGATCGCGGCGGTGGCGGTACCACTCGACGATCGCGCGGATCGCATTGGCCTGTTGCGGTGACTGGGTGAAGCTCATGCGTCGTGTTCCCAGCATCGTTGCGCGTAGGGGCAGAGGCGGCAGAGGTGGAAGTCGCGGTGGGCGGCGATGCGGGGCGGCAACTCGCCGGCATCGACTGCGATCAGGATGTCGACGGCACGATCGGAGAGGCGCTGCGCCTCCTGCGGCTCGAACGGCACGACCTCGTGGTGCAGCGCGAGCGTGTCGCGGTTGAGCGCCGTGACCAGCGCGACGTCGAGGTCGAGATAGGCCATGTAGAGCTGCACCTGGGCGAAGTAGACCGGCTTGGCGGCGCGCAGCCCGTGCTTCACCAGGTCGTTCCAGGAGCGTGCGCCGAGCGCCTTGTGCTCGAACAGGGCCGGCCAGCGGATGCCGATCTCGGGACCGCCGACGATCACGCCGTCCGCGTGGCCGCGCAGTCGGCCACCAGCAGCCGAGAAGCCGAACGGCTCGCCGTCCGGGCCGCGGTCGCGCAGGTCGAAGCCGGCACTGCGCAGCCAGCGGATGGTCAGTGCCTCGAACTGATGGCCAGCGTCGAAGACGCGCAGGATCGGACCGTCGAACTCCTGGCCCTCGTCCTTCGGCGTGTGCGCGAGCTCGTAGGCGAGCCGCCGCGTGCACGGCTCGCCGATGCGGCTGCCGCCGAGGTAGTCACGCGGGCGCTGGCGGCGGTTGCGCTCGACCAGGGCGGCGTCGAGATGCGCGTTGATGCGGGCGGTGACGTCGCCACCGCTGTCGCGCAGCACTGCACCGTAGACGTGGCCGGAGCCGCGATTGAGGTCGAGCAGCATTGCGTCCCTAAAACGGGATCTCATGATCGAGCGGGTCGCGCTTCTCGGCCTGGCGCTGCATCGAGGCCTGGAACCCATCGACGCAGGCCTCGATGATCCGGTCGATCTCGGCGGCCGAACGCTCGGCGAACGGGGCGAGCAGGCCGAGCTCCTGCAGCGCTTCGGCGAACGGACGGCGCGCGTCCTTGATCGCCTGCGCCTCCATGGCGGTCTTGTCGATCACGCCGCCACCCCGCTCGGCGAGCGTGCCGCCAGCCTCGCAGCACGCCATGGAGCAGAACCGGTAGACTGGCGCATCGCCAACCTGGAGCCGATGGATGTAGCCGAAGCCGCGCGCCTCGCGGCCGCACAGTGTGCAAATGCGGCGCGCCGACCATTCCGCATGCGAGAGCGGGCGTGCGGGGCGCCGGTCGCCCACCGCAACGCGGTGGGGCCCCGATCGCGCCCGCCTTGCACGCGCCATCGCCGCATCAGCCGTTCAGCCACGCGGGGCCGGTGGTCGGCTTCGGCGCCGCAGGCGGCGGTGCCGCGGGCGCCGGAGCAGACGACGCGGGCGGCGCCCATGCGGGTGGTGTGGCCGCAGGTCGCGCCTGCGGCGTTCCCCAAGACGGCGCCGGCGCCTGCGGCGCGGCGGCCTTCCGCGCGGGCCGGTGCGACGGCTGCGGCGGCACGGTCTCGCCCGCCATGATGCGCGCGTACTCGGGCTCGCCCGGCAGTACGACGCGATCCAGCCGGTTGGTATCGCCGTAGTCCGGGTTGGTGCTCGGCTCGACCCGGATCTTCGCCGCAAACGTGATGCCGTGCAGATCGCGCAGACCCCTGAGCTTGCGCTTCGCCTTCGCCGCCTCGCTCATATCCTGGGGATCGAGCCCGAGCGCGCTGTCCACCATCGCCCGGAACATCCCCTTCGAGATCTTCCAGCCGATCGAGACCCCGTGCTCGTCGACCTTGCCACCCTGCACCGTGAACTGCTGCCAGAACTTGCGCCGCGCATGCGGGCCGGAGACCACCGTGAACTCGGTGTCGAGCGCGCGCACGTCGCTGCCCGGTGTGTTCGAGAGCTTCAACAGGCCGCGGTCGAGCTCGCCCTCGCCATCGGCACCCCCCGGGCGCAGCGCCATCGTCACCTTGGCGAAGCTGCCGTCGGGGATCAGGTCGGAACTGCGCGGCAGCTCGGCATCGTTCAGGTCGAACGTCATGATCACCTCCGTGTGGCGTTGATCTTGCGAAGCAGGGCGGCGAGATCGGGCGGCTCGGTCTCGGCCAGGCGGCCGGAGCGGTCCTTCGCCGGCAGGCCGAAGCGGTTGGCCGCGGTGCAGACCAGCCGGCGTGTCGTGCCGTGCTCGGGGTCGTGGCGCAGCGCGCCGTCGGGATCGGTCGAGAACAGCGCCATGGTGATCACCTGGTCGACGATCCCCGGCAGCTCACGGCCGGCCTTGCCGCCCTCCATCTGCGGCTGCCAGGTCACCCGGCCGAACTCGTCGGCGACGCGTTCGAGGATGCCGACCATGATCACGGTCTTGCCCGGCGCGTGTTGCAGGTGCTTGAGCAGGCCGATCACCTCGCGCGCCATCAGGCCGTAGGCGCCGCGCGTGTCCGGCCGGCCGGTCTTCTCCGAGAACGCCTCCGGCCGGGTCTTCGCCCACGCCATAGCCTGGCGCGTGAGGTCGGTGATGCTGTCGAGGAAGATCGTGGTCTTGCCGGCAATCAGCCGGACGAGCTCGGGATGCGCGGCGACCAGGTGCTGGTGGTGCGCGGCCGAGAAGAACCCATTCGGATCGGCCGCCGGGTTCACCCCGCCGATCAGGCAGGCGAGGTCGATCGCATCCTCGAAGCAGCGGACCGGGATGCTGTCGCCCGGCCAGTCCTGCACGGATTTCATGCCGGCCTCGAGATCGACGCACAGCGTGGTCTCGTGCGGCAGCGTCCTGAGCAACGTCGTCTTGCCCACGCCGCTCGGGCCGAACAGCGCGATGGTGGTCTTGTTGGTCGCCTCGGAAAGCCGCTCGTCGGCCGTGACGATGCGCAGCGCCATCAGCCTACTCCCTGCGCGGTGACGACGTGCGGGCTATCCCGCCGCTCGATCTCGGAAAGGATGCTGAGCTTGAAGCTCGGCTTGCCGGTGCGGATCGTGCGCGCGGGCTCGAAGGCGGTGCGGATGCGCTCGGGCCAAGCGGCATAGGCACGTTCCGAGACACGGTAGCTGAGCTCGACGTACTCCGCCGGATCCTCGCCGCTCGCGCGGATGCGCTCGACCAGGGCGGCGAGCTGCGCCTGATCCCACTCAACCTTCTTGGGAAGGTCCGCGACGATCTCGACCTCGCCGTCCGAGAGCCGGATCGTGCCGGTGTCCTTGCCGGCAGCGCGGCGTGCCTCGGCGGCGCGGTCCGCGTAGCGGCGCGCGATCACGCCCTCGATCCAGTCCTGCGTCCGCTTCGCTGCCTCGACCGCCTCGCGCGCATCCTGCTGCAGAAGCGCGAGATGCTCCGCGGGAAGCGCGAGCAGATCGCCGATGGGGGTGTGCCGAACGCTCTCCAGCGTCGGGCGATTGGGACGCACGATCATGCAATGCTCCTGTTGAGGGTCGGGTCATGAGGGAGCGGATGCGCGACCGGCTCCGGACGGCGACCCGCGCGATCGCGTTCGGGGGATCGCGCGATGGCGATGTAGCGATAGCGGTAGGCAGTGAGGCGCTGCTGCACGAGGTGCAGAAAGCCCTCCTCGGCGAGGCTGAGCACCAGTCGACCAAGCCGCGCCAGCCGACGGCGGTCGCGCTCGCCGAGCCCTGAACCCAGCGACCAGGTGTCACGCGCGAGATAGCCGTCCCAATACGTGAGGCGCTGGCCCGGCGCCGACCGCACGACCCAGGCGATCAGCTGTGCCTCGTCCATCGGACGCCCGTGCAGCACGGCAGGCGCGACCGCTTCGGTCATCGCTGCACCACTGCCGGCAGCGGCGTGCGCAGCTGCGCGCGTTCGAACGCCTCGACGTCATCGAACCGGTAGACGATCCGACCACCCAGCTTGAGGAACACCGGACCTCGACCAGTGGACCGCCACCGCTCCAGTGTGCGCGGGCTGAGCTGCCAGCGACGCGCGAGCTGCACCTGGCTCAGGTGCGCAGGACGCTCGCTCATCGCGCGCGCTCCGATGCGGCGCGCGGTACTGCACCGAGCGACTCGATGTAGGCGAGCACGCGATCAGCGGTCGCAAGCGATGGCGAGCGACCGCGCCGCAGTTCGCGCACGAAGCCGGGATCGCCGACCGCGGCGCGGCCGAACTCGCTCGGCTTCAGACGATGGAAGCGGATCGCGGTTTCGACGCGGCTGAGGAAGTCGGGGGTGTAGCGCTGCATGGCGGCGGGATGAAAGCCGCCGATAGGATATTGGTCAAAGGGAAAAGGTAGGCTATTTCCTACATCGCCAGATCAAGGAGTTACCAACACCATGACCCTCGACCCCATCCGCCTGCGCCTCCTCAAGCTCATCCAGCTCAAGAAGACCGACCTCAAGAATGCTTCCCTCGCGATCGGCCGGAACCCGGCCTATCTCCAGCAGTTTCTCTATCGCGGCACGCCCAAGGTCCTGCCCGAGGATGTGCGCGAGAGTCTCGGCGCAGTGCTCGGCGTGAGTCCAGACGACCTGCGTCATCCCGTGACGCGGATGCTGAAACGGCCGCTCGCCTCGCCGGACAGGCGCGGCCCGCCAGGCGCGGCGAAGTCGGCGCGCACGGGGCGGCTCTGGGAGAAGCGCATCGAAGTGCCCGAAGGCTTCACCTCGGTCCCGGAGATCGATGTACGGGCGTCCGCGGGCGCCGGCGCTCTCCATGACGGCCCGGAGTCGATCGCGGGTGCCTGGCTGTTCCCCGAGCCGATGCTGCGGCACGAGCTGCGCGTGCGGCCCGGCGATCTGCGCGTCATCACCATCCAGGGCGACTCGATGGAGCCACTGCTCGCCTCCGGCGACCGCATCCTGGTCGACCTCAGCCAGCGCGTGCCTGCGCCGCCGGGGATCTTTGTGATCTGGGACGGGCTTGGCGTGGTCGCCAAGCGGGTCGAGCACGTGCCCGATGTCGACCCGCCCACGCTGCGTCTGAGTTCAGTCAACCCAGCCTACCAATCCTACGAGCGTAGCGCCGAGGAGGTGAATGTGATCGGCAGGGTGATCTGGGTCGCGCGACGGATGTAGCCCAAGGCGCGGCTGACGGAGCCGCTTAGGCGCCGGTCAGATCGTTACCGCAGTAACGCGCATCGGCACCTTTGTTTGCGCGCGGGTACGCTGGCCCGCCGCGATGTGCTTCCGTGATGGGCGTAGGATGATCATCGTGGCGCCATGCCGAGGCCGACGGCGAGCGCCGAGATCAACGTCCACCTCCCGCCCCACCTGCGCGAGGTCTGTCAGATCCTGGCGCGCGGGATCGTGCGGCTGCGCAGCCGCAGCATCGCCGCGATCGGCGCTGAGCCTCGGGAGTGCGGAGAGAGTTCGCTACCCGCGAC